GCTACGAGTTTGCACCCTACATAATCAGCCGCTGGATGGTGGTTGACGGGGAGACCTACGGGCGGGGAAGGGGCCACTTGGCCCGGCCAGACACAAAGGGCGTGAACGAGTTGAGGAGGCAGATCCTCATAGCGGCTGGCAAGGACTTATCTCCGCCTCTTATGGTGGAGCATGACACGATGGTCACCCTTGACATCTCGCCCAACGGGATCATGGTCACGCGGCCCCCCATGAAAATGAACCCCACCTACCTGAAGAGCGACGCCAAGTATGAGGTGGCTGACGGGATTGCTAGGTTGGACCGGGAGCAGATTGGTCGAGCCTTCATGAGTGAGGTGTTTGACGAGCCTGAGACCCAGCCGCGCAGCGCGGAGGAGAGCAGGCTCCGTCAGCAACGAATGCTCCAGAAGATGGCCAGCCCGGCAGAAGTGATGAGCCATGAGTTCCTCACCCCTCTTATCGACGCGGTGGTGGAGTTGATGAGCAGGAATGGCGCCCTACCGGAACTGCAAGCGGTGACAGAGGGGGGCGTGGATGTGAACATCCAGTACCAGAGTCCCGTGTTCACTGCGCAGAAGGCGAGCGGTGGTGCCAAGGTGCAGGCCTTCCTGGAGAGACGCCTCATGTTATTCCAGGCCACCCAAGACCCCGCATGGCTGGATGACATAGACTACGACGCTATAACGGCCTATGATGCAAGGACCGCCGATGTGCCAGCGGAGATATTCCGCACACAGGAAGAGGTGGCGATGAGGCGTGAGGCCAGGGCGCAGGCCCAGGCCCAACAAATGATGATGGAACAGGCGCAGCAGGCGGCCCAGATAGCCGCTTCGCAAGCAGGAGGCCCAGGTGGGGCGCCGCAGGAGCCAGCCATACCTGGAATGACGGAAGGACCGCCGATTGGCTAGTGGAAGTAGCGAGGCATTGAACAAGATCAATGACTCAATGTACACGACGGACGACAAGACGATGCTCGTTGATGTGTGCCTGTTATTCGAGAGCGATCTCGGTAAGAAGGTGCTTGGGTATCTGGAGACTCTGAGTGGCGCCATGCACTCCCTTGAGCCGGAGGAAGTGGAGGCCCGTGAAACAGGCAAGAGCGTGCCTATCTGCCCGATAGGGATGGCCAAGAGGAATGGGCAGAGGGCCTTTTTCTGGCGCATCATCGCGATGATTGGCGAGGGCGAACGACTCCGAGGGGGGGCTGAATGAGCGATTTGAACGAGAACTTACCGGACGACTTCGAGGGCCGGGCAGGCCTATCTGAGAAGTTCAACACCGTGGCAGACTTGGCCACCTCTTATCAGGCCCTTCAGGGCCAGTTGGGCGGAAGTGCCAGGGTTCCAGGCGAGGACGCCACCCCCGAGGATTGGCGCGAGTTCTATACCAAGATGGGCGCCCCGGTCAGCGTTGAGGGCTATGGGGTGCCAGAGGACATGGACGAGGGAACCAAGTCCCAGTTGGTGGGTCTCAGGCAGCAGGCCCTGGATTCGGGCCTCACCTCGAAGCAGTGGGACACCTTGATTGGAACGGTGGCCACTGGCGCTTCCTCCCATATCGAGTCGCGGTTGGCCCTGCTCGAAGCCACCAAGGAGGAGTGGGCCACCCAGGCCAGGAAGAAGTACGGCGATCAGTTTGATTCAAAACTGGCGCTGGCCGAGCGGACCTATCGCCACATTGTTGGCGACGACGCAGAGGTGAGCGCCCTACTGGAGAGCACCGGACTCAATAAGAACCCAAGACTCCTTGAACTCTTTATGAAGGTTGGAGAACAAATGGCAGACGACACGATTCCAGCCGACGCGGGCGGAAGCCCCCCCGGCAACGCAAACTCCCTGGCCATGAGGGCCAGGAAACTTCTCAAGGAGGGCGCAGTCAACAATCCGCGCCACCCTGACTACGAGGAGGCCTACCAGGAGTACATGAGAATCCAGGCCAACCTCATGGAGCAGGGCTTTGCCGGGATCACAGATCCCCGCCTCAAAGAAACTCAGGAGTTTCCCCTTTACGAAGATGTGTGATCTCTGCTAGAACAGAACTGCTCGATAACCTTCTGGCCGGGCTGACAGCAGGAAAGACTGCCGAAGGGGTCCGCGAGAGGACCAAGGGAAGCCCGGTGGCGGACAACTTCTCGTAGTTTGATAAAACATTCTACGCAAGGAATCTGCCACCATGGCTATTACCAACACACTGCACGATCTTGGTAACCTGACTGGCAACGCCGCAACCGCTGGCGCAGGCTATAAGGTTTCCAACCTTTATAAGCAGGCATACAGCGACGCGGTGCGCCTCCAGATCCAGCAGTTCGATTCTCTACTCTCCGATACTCTCCAGCGTGAGAGCATCGAGGGCGAGGTCAAATCATTCGACCGACTCGACAAGAAGAGCACCTCCGACCTTCTCACTCGTACCCGCAGTGGCCTCTACGGCATCAAAAATGGTGTTGTTGCCACAGATACCGTTCTCGCTGCTGACGCAGTGTACGGGGCGAGCGACACCCAGCGCCGCTTCATCGAGCCTCAGTGGTTCGAGTATGCGGAACTCTTCGACCCTCGTGATTCTCAAGGGCTGATGAAGGCCGTGAGGCCCGACTCTAACTACCTCCGCAACCTCGCAGCCATCTTCAACCGGAAGAAGGACGAGATCATTCTCGCCGCCCTCTCCGCGAATGTCTTGGTGCAGCAGCGCACCGGGCAAGGCATCACAGTGAACAAGACTGTGGCCTTTGGAAGCGAGACTGCATCTGACGCAACGCCAGCCGATGCCACTGCCACCCATGTGGGATCGTTCGATTGGTCCCCCGCGAGTGCCGCCAACGAGATCGCCGCCTATAATGGCTACGAAGGCCGGGAGGTTGGTTGCAAACTCGCCAAAAGAGGCGAGGGCGTGGTCGCTACCACTGGCGTGCTTGCGCACGATGACAACCATACTGACAGAACTCCCCTGGTTGCCTACCTACCGGGCGCTTTTGGCGCTGGTGATCTGTGGCTGGCTGGCACTGTGGCTGCATCTCTTATCAGTAGCAACACGGACACAACCCTCGATGTTTCCGGTGTCACTTCGTTCAATGTCGAGAAGTTGCTTCGTGCGCGGCAGAAACTTGAGGCCACTAACGCCCTGATGCCGGGATCTCGCTACATCTGCGTGCTTCACCCGGATCAGTTCTACAGTCTGATGGCTGACGCTAACGACACTCGCTTCACCAGCATTGATTTCAATGACGGTAAGCCGCTCACGAGCGGCGAGGCCTTCCAGTTCATGGGCTTCGAGTTCCGCATCTCCAACTTGGTTCCGCAAGTCACCATCGACTGGGCCGAGTCCGATGCCGCCGCGGATGTAAACTGGGACGGCACTGATCTCACCCTCTCGCTCCAAGATTCCGGTGGCAACCCGATTCGCTACGCCTACTTCTACACGGAGCAGTGCGGCATCTTCGGCATGAACGCTGATATGTCGATCCGGTTCGACGAGATTCCCGAGCGTGGGTATGCCCTTCAAATGTGGCACCAGATCGGGATGAACGCCATGCGTATGGACGGCGATTGCATTGTTCGAGCGGCCTCTGTGGACGCTCCAGCATAGGTAAAAGTGGGGGGGTCTGCTGTGGCAGGCAAGCGTAACATAACTAGCGCAGAGACTCTGTCTCGGTTCTACGGGACAGAGACTCTTGCGCCATTCGGGACCGTCTATGTGAATATGCTTGTTGAGCGCCCCGAGGACGGGTATGGCCACGAGTCCGATGGCCCGCTAGACGCAACTGCTGGAAGTCCGCATACCTTGGGCGTGGAATGGCCGATGGATCGGGTGGCGGTCGCGTCGTCAGTTTGGTCAGACCCCGAACTCTCATGGTGGGATCCATTCCTGCCATTCAATAATGCACTACTAAACTCGGTAACAATACACAACCAATCAGTCATAACATGGGACAACCTTGATTTAGGCGCGGGAGTCACAGAACTGGAAGTCTCTTGGGTTGCCATATACCGAACCTCCGGCCCCTCAACCACCTACGCCGACATGCTCTATTGGGACATCCTTAGCGACCCCCTTTCGGGCGCACCCGCGCCACGCACGGT